GCCGGCATTTAGCGCGCGGTGTCGACCCTGCGTGATTATGGCTAGGTTTGCACCCGGCTGGCCAATAATACCTTTGAGCTGTCGTTAAAGCTGGATTTTAGTGTCGCCAATGGGCATTTTTTCGGTGAGTCTGTGGGGCCATGCGGTGACCAAAATTCAGCTTTGTATGGAGAAGGGGCCCCGCGCGAGGTTGATATAGCCATGTTCACCGCTCTCGGTGAGGTTGAAATGATTGAGCGCATCCGTGACGAGATTTTGCTGCTGGTCCCACTGCTTGGGGACGGAAATTTAGACGCCTACGGAAAATCCGCCCGCATGAACCTGAAGCACAAAGAAGGCCAGTTGCTCTGGGACAGTATTTGCACTACCGCTCTGTAAGTTGCAAATTGGTAAGAGTGCTGGTTTTCAGCCACTGGCCTAATTACTCCTTATATAAATGTTATAATTAGTATTCTCCTAGAAACTACAGAACGTACAGGAATACAGAACAGTCTGTCCTGCCGTTACTGTTTTTTCTGTCTCGGGAAAACCTCAATGAACCCGTAAGAATTAACCCAGACCGGTGGTCTGATCCAAGCCCGATTTAGGGTAAATTAAGGCTAGAACATAGACCAGACGCCTGGTCTAGCAACGTAAAGATTTTGTCTAGTCTTTGTACAAATCTCATGAGGAGGGGTTTTCGTGTTATATCAAAAAGTTACCAACAGTTATAAAAAGCTTAGACGCATAATTAGTATTCTCTTAGAAACTACTGTAGGTGCAGAAATACAGAACAGACTGTACTGTAATACTGTACAGACTGTACAGACTGTACTGTCTGTCCTGTCCTTTCTGTTTTTTGTGTACGCGATTTATTGGATGATGATTGTTGGATGCGCGCTTTCCGACCAGTGCTATAACGATTGGGTGGGCAAGTAATCATGCCCAAACTTACCAGAACAGGCTATGAAATAGGTAGCAGTGAGGCCGGCGCGATTGTTTTACACAAGACGACGTTCCAAAACAGGATCGAAGTTCTCCGCAAACATAAGCTGGCTCGGGCCGGCGTAGAAGAGCTAGACGCGATACGCAATGTTAATGCTTTGCGTCGCGGCACACATTTAGAAGCCGGTGTCGCATCTTGGGCGCAAGAGCGCTTGGAAGAGATGACCGGCGGCACTGTGGCAATGTTCGAGCCAGATGTTGCCTACCGAAAAGAAGACATGGGCATTGCATCCTCTGTCGATAGAATAATCAGGCTCAGTGACGCCCTGCATTTAGAAAAGGCGGACGGCTCTGTGGTTATCCATGAGGGCGAAGGCATCATGGAGGTCAAAACCGACTTCTACCATCACGGCAGACCGAAGCCCGAGTGGGTGATGCAAGTGATGCATCAAATGCTCTGCACTGATCTTCGCTGGGGCATCATTGCCTGCATGGACCAAGGCGGCAAACTCCATTTCTATCCCGTCGAGTTTGATCCAAACGTGGTTAACGTAATGATCCTCGCATTCGCTGAGTTTTGGGAATTGGTTAAGAGCGATGGTGAATATCCGCCTATTGCCGAAGCAGAGAAGCCGGAGTTTATAGACATCAGTGACTTGCTGCCCGAAACTAATTCGGATTTGGCCCAGCTATGTGGTGATTATCTGAAGGCTAGCGCTGAAGAACGCATGTGGAAGAAAACAAAGGAAGGCATCCGCGACGGGATTGAGCAATGCATGGACGCCTTGGGCGTTGAGCATGCAGCCCTGCCTAGCTTTGAGATTACTTCCACCATGCAAATGAAAGAAAAAAGAAAGATGGTAGCAACCGGCGAGATGGCACCATCCAGCAAATTTTCGATAAAGGAAATTAGTTATGAATAGTATAGTCACCAATCGGAAATCACTTCAGCCGCAAACGATGGATGAAGCAATGCGCTTCGCGGAGGTCATCAGCAAATCAGCGATGGTCCCTAAAGATTTTCAAGGCAAACCGGCGAATACCCTGGTCGCAATCCAGTGGGGCATGGAGCTTGGCCTCGCACCGATGCAAGCTTTGCAAAACATAGCCGTTATCAATGGCAAGCCGAGTGTCTATGGCGATGCGTTGCTGGCTATGGTCAGAGCGGACAGTCGATGCACTGGGGTTAATGAATACATTGATGGTGCGGGTGACGCGATGACCGCCGTGTGCATTATTAAGCGCGCGCATGGCGGTGAGATAGAGGAAATCAAGCGAACATTCTCTGTCACCCAAGCGAAGCAGGCGCGGCTCTGGGGCAAGCAGGGGCCGTGGCAGCAATATCCCGAGCGCATGTTGCAGCACCGCGCCCGTGGCAACGCCATAAGAGATGGCTTCCCTGACGTCATCAAAGGCATGGTCACAGTGGAAGAAGCACAGGACATGACGCCAGTGGACATTACACCCACGCAGGGCGCCGTACAGCCACCAAAGCTAGAAGAATTAAGCAAGGCCCCCAAAGTGTTGGAGGGCGTAACTGATGCGGTTGAGGTGGTGCCGACGCAAGTCGGTAATGACGCCGCCTATAGTTTCGCAATGAATGTTCCCAATAAGGAACCGAGGTTGTTCGAAGCCGCTGAAGAATTTGCGGATGCATACAGCGACCTCTTGCTGAAAGTCAGACGCGCGGACAAGTTAGCGCCGGCCACTCGTCGTACCAAGATGAAAGATCTTGAGCAACAAAACGAGGAAGCTTTCCACAACTTACCCACAGAAACCATGGAAGAGCTAAAGGACAAGCGTCTTCAATATAACAAGGTCTTGAGCCTGGAAGAGAAGGATGCAGCGAATGGATAAGGTTGGCCTCACACCCGTTCAGAATGAGGTGTATAACTTCCTCCGTATGTACCACCGCGAACATGGTGTCTTCCCCACGGTCAAAGAATGTTGTGCCGGCAAGATCGACGGTGAGCCGGTTATCAAAAAACGATCCTCAACCAATGGGATGCACCGCATTCTTAAAGGACTTGAGGAGCGGAAATGGATAGAAATTATGCCCATGCGTGGCCGAGCAATTCGGCTGCTTTAACTGATTTTATTAAAGGAATTTTCAATGGAACCTTCTTTTCAAAATGATCTAATCTGTAATGCCGCCGATGACGCTATGCATCACTGGTTAAGCCATGAACGGGCCTTGAAGTCAGCAGCCGAAAACACCCTCAAAGCATACGCTTCTGACGTGACAGCATTCATGGCCTTTATGGCGCGCCACAGAGGTGGGCCCCAAGGACTTGCGGATCTGGCGGGGCTTGAAACCCGTGACATGCGGTCTTGGATGGCCCATGAACGCAATCGCGGATTAGGCACACGAAGCCTCGCGCGCGGTTTGGCAGCGGTTAAAACATTCTTTCGCTGGGTGGAAACGCACCATGGCCTTAACCCCGTTGGCATCCTCCAAACACGCGGCCCAAAGTATAAAAAACAACTGCCACGCCCACTGTCGATAACAGCCGCCCATGACATGATCGAAGCAGTAGACACGCAGTCCAAAGAAGATTGGGTGGCCGCGCGTGATGCCGCCGTTTTAAATATGCTTTATGGCTGTGGTCTAAGAATATCTGAGGCTTTAAATCTTTTAGGCGCGGATCATCCTCTGCTTGATACCATTCGCGTTATCGGCAAAGGTGGAAAAGAACGTATTGTACCTGTCTTGCCAGCCGTAAAAATTGCGGTGGCGCGCTATGTAGAACTCTGCCCCTTTCGCATCGAAGCAAAACTTCCATTGTTTCGTGGGGTGCGCGGGTCTAAATTAACACCGCAAATAATACAAAAAGCAATGAGAGAAGCACGGATGCAATTGGGCCTGTCCGCAACTGTGACGCCCCACGCCATGCGCCATTCCTTTGCCACTCATCTGCTTAACAACGGCGGAGATTTACGGACCATCCAAACATTATTAGGCCATAAATCATTGCAATCTACACAAGATTATTTAGCCATGGATACAACGCGGCTGATGGAAGTCTACAACGCGGCCCGTCCAAGATTTGATAACTAGGCTGCTTTAGTTTTCATTAGCCCACCAGTTTTACGCTTCTTGTTTTGACTAGCGCGGATTGCCTGTGCGGTTGGAGCACCAGGCGCTCCGGCCTTCCGCATTCTCTCACCGCTGCCCTTGGCAATACGGTCTTTCTTTTTTTGAATGTTGTGCCAAAGCCCTTTTTGTTTAGCCATCGATTAGCTCCAATGCTTTTTCCAGAGTTTCTGTGTTGCGGCGTGACCAGCCATTTCCGTAAATCTCATAATCTTTTAAAGATCTGTAAAACGCTTCGCGCCCATCATAATATTTGTGCAGCACATCGATTGCGTCAAAGTCGTAGACCGCTGCGACGGTCTGTGGACCTATGGCCCCATCAGCTTTTGCAGATACTGCGCGTTGAAGTATCTTGGCTGCGCGGCCTGGGCCGGCATTAACGCAAAGATCCGCAACCGAAACATCGCAGCCAGAGGGAAGGTCGTCACCTCGGATAGCATCCCAATAG